GTTACTTGCATCGTAAGCTGTGCCATCAATAAAGTTTACTTCGGCTAGGTAGCCGTCTACATGTTGATTGACGTCTTGCCTTCCTTCCATAATTCTGAGAGGTTTACCACTGACTTGAAAAGACGTAATATGATTTTCTGGTGGGTTAATATTAGTGCCTGACCGGTTGATAGTTTGTTCAGTTCCATTAACATATATTTTTATTCTGTCATTGGCTGTTGAGTCGGTACTATCGTAGCTAACAACAAAATGATACCAACCAGACACATCTCTATAGAACGCATCCGTATACAAAAACATATGCGCGCCGCTGCTTCCGTTGTCCTGTTTAACTATAAGTTCATGGTAGTGATAACCACCATAACGCATAAAAGAGATTGAAAAGCCATCTGAATTTGGAGCGCCTGCCCAAAAAATTGTCTTGTAGCTACTACTCGTATCACTAACAACATCAGACTTTTTCATCCACCAAGACCATGTTGCCTTTTTGCCATCACTTGGACTACCAGCTGTTCGGTTTAAATATGCACTGCTCGCACTGTCAAAGCGCACCGACTGGTTTATTTTGTAAGAATAAAAATCGCCGCCAGCAGCACCCGCACCATTTGCCTTAATTACGCTCATTAGGCCAACGCTCCTGTTGCGGCAACCGTAATAGTATTATTACCTGATGCTGCGCTGCAATAATAAGCTAGTGCATAAGTTCCCGCTGTTGATAAAGCAGTTAATGTGTCTGCATTAATTGCTACTGAGGCATGGGCAGCTACAGTGTGACCGCCAGAGTTAATCAAAATTACATTACCCGACTGGCCCGCCGCTGGATTGGTAAAGGTTAGAGTAAAGTCACCTGATGGCGTACATTTAAAATCATTACCAACAGCCAAGTCAAAGGAACCATCATTGTCTGTGGTAACATGACCAGATGCCCTGCCAGCTACAGTAATATCATTATTAATAGCTAATGAAACATTATCTTCAACAGTCATAACAGCCGTGCCATCATACTGTTGGAATATAATATCATCAGAATCAACCGCTGGCTTTACTATAACAGCACCAGCAGTACCATCTAGATCAAAAATTATTTGATCATCTCCACCATCTTGTAGCTTAATATCACCAGTCGTAGAGTTTAAATGTAACTCACCAGTAGAGTCTATTGATATAGGTGTCGCCGCAATAGTTACTCCAGTTGTGCCATCGTGAGTAATTGTTACATCGGCACCTGCACCCATACTGATTAAAGAACTGTCTGAACTTAAAACAATATCATCTTGAACTTTTAAATCAACTACACTTAACGAGGCAAAAGCATCAACTACTGCTGCGCCCGACCCTGCGCCATCTAAATAAACGCACTTAACATCTCCTGGAGGTATTGTTATAGTCGCTCCAGAACCCTGTTTAATGATAATATTTTGAGAACCAGAAGTACCGTTTTCAATAAAATGAACGCGGCTTATTGTGTTTGGGGCGACAGTAATTGTGCAAGCAGAGTCCAGCGTTCCAGTGTATTTTACAAACATTGAACGAACTGGATCTGTAGATCCATCTGCAATCGTTGATGTATGAGTATTAGCGTTGGTTGTTATACCTTCGGTGCCAAAACTAAGACCTTCTGCTATAAGCTCAAGGTTAGTATTAGTGGTTGTTCCCCAAGTACCAGAGCCATCGCCAGTTCCTAGTTCATTAAGTCTTAGATCGTTTACATAGGTGCTTGCCATTTTTCTGTCCTTATGCCGCTATATCTGTCCAATTTGGGGTCTGTGAGGCTGTTACGCTTGACCAATTTGGGGTCTGTGAAGGAACAATTTCCCTGTAAAGAATCTCTTCTCCTGTTAAACCTGTTGCCGAAACCCCTGTTGGGAATACTCCTATTGAAAAAATAGGTGCGATTACACTTCCTACTGCACCTGTTGCTGTTAAACCTGTCGCCGCAAAACCCGCGCCAGCCGCAGCTACTACATTTCCTAACGCGCTGGTTCCGGCTGATCCCGTTACTGAAAAAGTAACGTCAATCGTTGCTGAAACGTTTACACTTCCTACTGCGCCTGTTGCCGCCGCCCCTGTAACGGAGAAAATGCCTGTTCCTACTACACTTGCATTTCCTACTGCACCTGTCGCCGCTACCCCTGTAACGGAGAAAATGCCTGTTCCTACAGCACTTGCATTTCCTACTGCGCCTGTTGCAGCTACACCAGTCGCCGCAACGGTGATATTACCAACGGCTGTAGTGCTTACATTTCCTACTGCACCTGTTGCCGCTACCCCTGTTGGGCTTACCAAACTCCCAGCGGCTACACTTTCACTACCTACTGCACCTGTTCCAGCCACTCCTGTAGCTGAAAGAACGCTAGAACCGTCAAAGGCTGCACTACCTACTGCCCCCGTTCCAGCCACTCCTGTAAGGGAGAAAATTCCTGTTCCTACTACAGTCCCACTACCTACTGAGCCTGTTGCCGCTACCCCTGTAACGGCAGTAGTAATAGAACCTTCAAAGGTTACATTTCCTGCTGCGCTAGTTCCAGCTACTCCTGTGGCTGAGACAGCACATTCTGGTACTACACTTTCACTGCCTACTGCACCTGTTCCAGCTACGCCAGTTACAGAGAAAGTAACGGAACCGCTTCCAAATGCACTTACTGCACCTAATGCGCTAGTACCAGCCACTCCTGTTACAGAGAAAACGGCTGTTCCTACTACACTCTCACTACCTACTGAGCCAGTACCAGCCACTCCTGTAACTGCAAAAGCAATGTTTTGAGTCGCTGCAACCCCTACATTACCAACTGAGCCAGTCCCAGCTACGCCAGTTACTTCGAGTACGCCGACTTCGTTCCAAGCACCGGAACCCCAAGTTCCTCGTCCCCAACCTGAAAGAAGATCTGACACAAGCTACCTCATTAGGCTATTCGTATAATAGCATTACTCGCATCCGCTGTAGGGAACTGAATAGTAAAAGTCCCAGAAGTAGATGTTTTATTAGAACTAAAATCCAGTACAGCTACAGCTTTGTCACTATTAGTATCGTTATATATCAACGCGCCCATTGCAGTAATAGTAGCCGTTGTGAAACTAATGTCAGCGAAATCTGTTAACGCTGTTGTACCAGAAGTGCTTGGAGCAACTTTAGTAAGAGCACCACCACCAGCAGTATAAGAACCACTGTTAGCTACTTCTCCTGTTGTAGTGTACGCCGTAGTTGCAGCACCAAGAGTAGCTGTGGTGCTAGATTTACCGCCACCACCCTCTGCATAAAGTGCCAATTTGAAAGCGTTACCATTTGTTGCGAAATTGTGTGTTGCCAGCATCAACTCTTTTTTAAATGCTGTACACATTGCTTGTGCGATTGCCATTACAGTCTCCCGATAGCGTTTGCTAATTCAACTTGTCCAGATTCACGAACCTTGACGCAAATACTAGCACGTTCTTCCTTTCTAGCCAACTCTATATAATATTGTGCTAGATTTCTTACTCTATCCCTAAATGCTTCAGCTTGAAGACGAATAGGCTCTGGAGCATCGTCAGATATATATATTAACTTACTAGCCAACATATCTGCTATCTGATCGTTAGATAAACCCCCGTTTTCAGAGGTCATTATGTTAACGGCACCCACACTTCCTGAACCTAAATCAAACATGATCATGTCTCCCAAAAATAACCGGATTACTTTCCACTGGCTCTGGTGGTTCTATCTCCGATTGTCTACTAATCAACAAACTTCCGTTCTGAACAGTCTGTACCAAAGGGTCATCAAGACGATGATACCCATATAACTTCTCATTATCGGGCACATTTGTGTCTAAAAGGGTGGATCTGTGTGCAACTTCAATCTTAATACCCTTTGAAACAGCTATGGCGCACCAGAACTCAACGCACGCACGACCAGACTCTGCCATACTTACATTTTTGTATGTGTAATCAAGCCCATACAAACATATTTTAGTAGCTTTAGACCAAATAGCGTAAGCAACAGCATAAGCAACCGTGTTATTGAAATAACAGAAGCCTAATTCTGTAGCTACTTCCTTTAATGGGAAAAGTTCTAGTTGTTTTACACGTTTATCTAACTGACAGGTAACTATAGGTTTTTTATTCTCTTTTAAAAACTTTCTAGCAACCCCTGTCTGTGACCCAGCATTTTCCGTGTCAAGAAAACGTGACACTGGGTCCATCATAAACGTCTTATCAACGTGTATAATAGCTCCAATACAGTTTATACCCCAAACTTCATCAAATTCTTGTGAGGCGACTCGAGCAGAAATGTAATCAGCGTAGCTGCCCCCCAGTCCAACAATGGCAACATTCATGTTCTCTCTCGATTAACTAGACCATTTCTGTAAGCATCTGCATTCTCGCGTGCTTCCCCGTAATCTTTCATCCTAATTATAGACTCTGAAAATCTGTCATTATACATCTTCATCACATCAGCCTCACCTTTCATAAAGGTGTATGCCTCTATAAGGCTTCCGTACAAAAGAGCATTAGGCGAATTTTCACTCAACCAAGTTAATGTTGTATCCGTGGAAAGCGAAACAATGGTGCCTGTCGCACCGCTTGTACCACCTGTAACTGTTTCTCCAACGGAGAAATCCCCCGTAGGAAGAGTGATTACAAATACTGTAGTAGAAGTAACTGAATTAATTGTTGTGCTCTCTCCACTCGTACCACCCGTAATCGTTTCATTAGCCGCAAAAGTGCCTACAACGCTGTTAACAGTTAAATTGACCTTGCTTTTAGTTAGACTAACTGGTCTGTAATAATAATGAAGCTCTGAATCAAATGAGGCGTTTGGTGTAGGTGCTAATATAAAAGTATTCACATCGTATAAACCATAATACTTAGGTACTCCGGTGGTCGCGGAATTTGGATTGTATTCTTGAATAAAATTAACGTCTTTTTGTAACAAAAACTCTTTAGAACTAGAATTTTCTATAGAAAGACTAAAAGACGCAAGATAGTCGTTAGGAACCGCTAAAAACTGGTTACCAGAAGTCATTGCTCCAGATACATTCTTTCTAAAGAAATCTAAATCTACAGATTTAAAAATACGTTCTTCTGCGGACTTAATAAATGTACTTAAATGAGAGACAAAAGTTGTCTCTTGATTGTCTGTAAAGTCCTTAACAGCGGTTTTTAATTCTGTGTAAGTATAGCTCATGGTGTATTATCTGCCTGTCCGCCCATACCACTATGGTTTGTGCAATAGTAATACAGTGTTGGTGCCCCAGAGGCTACTGTTATTTGAGTGTACGCCCCTGAAGAACCTGGAGTTCCATTAGTGCTTACCCCTGTTGTATACTGAGAACCACCACCGTGAGTTCCGTCAGAAGTTGTAGAAAATCTTAATGGATGACCTGAATTACTACTGTCAGACTGGTCAAATCTATATGCGCTACCTTCTGATAAGCTAACCGTGTCTTGTCTAACCCCATCGATATAATACTTGTTAGCCCCAAGATAAGAAGCAACTGTAATGGCGAATGTTTGAGTTACTACATCTCCGCTGAAAGTGACTGTGCCTATAGATCCTGTTGCAGAACTCATAGACACGGAGAATGTTATATCACCAGAGGTCACATCTCCGCCAAAAGTGACTGTGCCTATAGATCCTTTAGCAGGACTAATAAAAGACTCATATTTAAGAGTAGATAAACTAAAAATAGGAAAAATAACTTTTACATCAGAATTTTCTAATCTATCAGGTCGTGGATTACGCAATGCTTGAGCATCTGCAACGACTCTACTCGGTTGTAGTTGTGGATGTTTAGGCTCAAATTCATCCACTCCGACAAGCAATCCGTTCCATTCTTTACGCATATCCCTAAGACGATAACGAAAGCCGGAACGGTCAGATATACCATAGGCATCTTTTCCAGAAGCATATCTCGCCATTATACCCTCAAATATGAAATACTAGGCTGCAATTTCAAAGATATTCTGTCTTCGTCTTCATCTGCTGCACGTTGAAACTCTTCTTCGTACACAGTTTTTAACAATTGAACCCGTTCCGGAGCCTTTTTTAAGGCTATGTAGTAAGATAGACCAGCTACCATGCATGGTAAGAACCGGAAAGGTGCATCTGTTGTATTTTGTAAGGTATCTGCGTCTTGAATACGGTTTACAAAATAATAAACTAATGTTTCTGTAGAATCATTAG